CCCCGTTAGAGAACCAGCCACTCGGTAGGTCTATATCATATAGCCCCTGTATTGGAAGAGCAATTGCATGGCTGTAGTCCCAAGGGTACACCTCTGCTACAGCACGATCAACATCATCTTCCTCTATTCCCCCATTAGCGGATATTGGAGGAAGGCCCCCTCCAGCAAACCCAGCAAAACTGTCAGAAGGGGGAACAGGCGGGAAACTTTCAAGGGCAGTCACGTATGCCGCAATATTAGCGTAAGGTCCAAACTTTCTAGCTTGGTAGGTACAAACGCCGTCTACTCTTGCTACTCTCTGCTGTATCACCATGTAGGGAACTAGCGCAGTGTCTATCTCCGGTGAATAAGACCCATTAAACATGTATACTTCTATTTCGGAGCCCCACGCATAATGGTCAGTCGCTATATACACTCGGCCATTTAAGGAGTTTCCTGGGGATATGTCTACTGTTGGAGCTCCGTTTACGGACCCACTGCCACCCTTGATAGTCCCTGCAAATGAGAGGTAAGGGATAGGGTATTGTTCGCTAAATTCAGCAACACTAATATAATCCGAGCCCACGTGTGTTGAAAACTGTGGCAGCCATGTTGCTTGAGTCATAGGCTCCGGGTATTGACTTTTTATCCATATTATTGCAACGTTAAGGGTGCCGTCTTCAAGTACAGAGATTGCGTCGGCTACTGGATCTCCTTCAGAATAGTCGTTACGGTATATATTGGTATAGCAGTCATCCCTAGTGTTACACCCGGGCTCTGGATCTGGTGGTTCATCATCGCAATCGCCTGTGTCGCAGTCTGGATCTACTGGCATATTTTATCCTTTTAAATTACGGGTATCTCTTCAATAGTAGTAGCATCTTCTACTGCCTTGCGTCTAGCAGCAAAAGCCTTAGCCATATCAGATCTAGCCTTACCATAGTACATAAGCAATACAGTCATATCTTGTATAGTTTCAAATTCAATCGTATTGTTTTCCATGCTGATTAGCCCTGGCAAAGGCATACCCATCGCTGAGGCTTCTCTAGCTAAAGAAAACACTCCTACAATAAGGGCAACGTCAGAAGGTGTAATACCAAGGTGGTAGCCCTTACCAGAGTCCCAACCAGTTTTTTCTACGGCTGTCCATTCACTGTTTAGTTCTTGTAGCTTTCTGGCTTTAGCTTGTGATAGCTCATCGGGTGCAGCATCTGGAATGTAATTCCATGCTTTATCAATTAAGCCAGTAATAAGCAGACCTTCTGACGAGTTAAGGTCTACAGGCATTTTTATGTTTTTACTTACATTGTTTTCATCTGTGGCCATCAGCGTAAACTGATAATTATCATCACTAACGATTGCATTCAAACTAATATGAGTAAGCATGATGTTCTCCTAAATCTTGATTAAGTAATTAACAACAACACATGGGGGTATTGTATCATGTCGGCTACCGCTACCAGCAGAAGCATTAGATATTGATGGCGTAAATGTGTGCGTGTGGTCTGTGTTAGTTGCCACACTTTTACCATCACCATTTCCAGCACCACCGCCATTTGTTCCACCTGTAGATGTGCTATTATAAGTAACTGATGTTCCGCTAGTTGCTAAAACATAATTACCACTTACTATACTATTATCGGCTCTCATTCGTATGTCGTGAGTATGACTAGCATTAGCACTCATAGAACCAGTACTTCCACCGCTAACTGTATTTGCATGAGTATGACTGGCTAACTCTGCGGTAGTCAATAGATGCGTTTCTTCACCAAACCAAGCACCTAATGCTCTTGCGGTCATGGCCGTTCCAGAGGTCACACCCGTTCCAGAAGCATTTAAGCCAACTCCAGTTCCAGCCCCCATTGGCAATCGGCCTCTAAGGTCGGGTAGGTTAAATGTTGTAGATCCATCCCCAGTGCCGTAGGTTGTTCCAATAGCAGAAAATAAGGAACTATAAGTAGTTCTTGATATTGCATTACCATTAGCTAGTAACCAACCGCTAGGTGCTGTAGTTGTGACAACTCCCGCACTCACTGTTTGAGTAGCTGTACCAGCATACATTTGCATCGAGCCAGCAGGTAATGCAGAAATAACTGTACCGCCCACCCATGCCGTACCACTATAAACCCAAACCTTATTATTATAAGTGTAAGTCTGGTTGGTGGTCGGTGATGAAGGAAAATCTATTGGCATAACTTCCTCAAGAGTTAAGTAATTTTCGGATCGCTTTAATTTCTGCTTTAGTTAAAAAAGAATCTTCTTGCTCTTTATCACGCTGCTCCCTATCCGCTTTGCGTTTCGATTTTTCCTCTGGAGTGATGTCCTTGACTTTGGTTTTCACTACCCATTTACCTTTAACTTTTTTCGGTGGTTGCACTTCCGTGTCTTGTGTCAGGTAGTCGATTGGCGGTGTGTCTTCTATTTCGACAAGCACATAAGTGCTGCCTTCAATCTCGCCACCCTGCCAGCCATCACCAAAGCTGGTGTTTGGATGGTCACGCTGTGGGTAGGATGGAAATTCTAAGATCGTATCACCGTTTATTTTTGCGTATCGCATGGGTTAGCTCCTATTAAAGATTGAGGCTGTTAAGCCGCTATAATTTGCGGTATAAACGCTAGTGCCATCTGCGGAAATGCAAACACCGTTAGGGGCTGCCCCTGTTGCAATCGTGGTGGTTCCAGATAAAGCACCTGTGGTCGTGTTGCGAGTGAAGATTGACACGGTGGCGCTAATTTCATTGACAGCATAAACTGACCCACCATCTGCGGAAATGCACACGCCGTTAGGAGATGACCCAGTAGCAATCGTGGTGGTTCCAGATAAAGCACCTGTGGTCGTGTTGCGAGTGAAGATTGACACGGTGTTGGAACCAACATTTGCTACATAGACGCTAGTTCCATCAGCGGAAATACAGATGCCTCTAGGAGTGTCCCCTGTTGCAATAGTGCCTGCTGCCGTCAATGCTCCTGTGCTTGTATTGCGTGTGAAGATTGACACGGTGTTGCCACCGTTATTAGCTACATAAACTGATGAACCATCTGCGGAAATGCAAACCGGCCAAGGGTTCGACCCAGTCGCTATCGTGCTAGTTCCAGACAACGCTCCTGTGCTAGTGTTGCGTGTGAAGATTGACACGGTGTTGCTGTTTTGATTAGCTACATAAACTGATGTTCCATCTACGGAAATGCACACGCCTTTAGGAGATAACCCAGTCGCTATAGTGCTAGTTCCAGACAACGCTCCTGTGCTAGTGTTGCGTGTGAAGATTGACGCGGTGTTGCCCTTAGAGTTTCCGGTATAGACACTAGTGCCATTCGCAGAAATGCACACGGAAAAAGGCTGCGTTCCAGTCGCTATAGTGCTAGTTCCAGACAACGCTCCTGTGCTAGTGTTGCGTGTGAAGATTGACACGGTGTTGCTAGAACGATTAGTTACATAAACTGATGTTCCATCTGCGGAAATGCACACGCTGGTAGGCGCAGTTCCAGTCGCTATCGTGCCCGCTGCCGTCAACGCACCAGTAAACACTCTACCCCTGCTCACACCCATGATTTTTCTAGAGATTGGCATTAGAAGTTCTGGCCTCCAATCATTGCGTACCAAGTTGTGCCAGCATCCCATGTTGTCAAAACAAATATATCTACTTTTCCATTAGTGCTAGTTAAAGTTGGGGCTGTTCCGCTAGGCCATTTAACAGAAGCTGGCCAAGTCACAGCCCTAGCAGTGCCATCCATCGTGAAGGCTAAAGTGAGTCCGTATGCGGTTCCAGAGGCTGGAATATTGCTGAAAGTGATGCTTGTAATCGCTGCGTTGAGCGAAACATGGAACACATTCCCGAGCGCACAATTTAAAGCCAACACACCACTGACAATCGTTGGTGCAGTTTTTACTTCGTTTAGTCCAGAGATAGAGTTATTTGAAATTTCAACCCATTGCGATGAGGTTCCATCATTTATATAGATTAATAAAGCTGCATTATTAGAATCAAACCACATGTCTCCTGGAGTAGGATTTATGGGTGGCGTAATGGACATAGTATAAACAAGTCCAGAAGACGGCCCTTGAAAGGATGAACCCTTTTTTGTTGTAGCCGGATTGTAATGAAACGCTCCTGGCATTAGTATGCCCCTCCCATTACACATACTTGTAAAGCCGTAGTACTAGCAGTAGTAGTAACACTAACAGAAGCAAAGAGTTTAAAAGTAGATGGTAAAACAAGAGGATTAGCAAAAGTTAATGTGGTTGTAAACCCCGCGACAGTAGTTGAAGGAGTTACAGCGGTCACAAGTATTTCTGTAAATAAGAAAGCTGTAGTGCCATCATGTACCCATATGCCTACGATATTGCCAGCGGTAGGTGCAGTAAAAGAAGTAGAGCAAGAGTTGACTTGAATGCTATCAATTCTTAGCCCATTAGTTGAAGCTGGTACAACCTCTACAATATTTGCTGCTGCTAGTGATGCTGTTGCAGTAGGAGCTCTGGTAGTACAAGCTGTTTGTGCTGCTAGTGTCTTTGCAACAAAGTATGGTGCTTGAGGAAAAATAGGTGTCGATGTAACCGGCATGCGTGCTCCTTTTTAATATAGACAATTATAACTACAACCCGCCAAAACTACTAGCGATTATAGTGCTAGAAGCTCCAGCAGCCCCAGCGCCCCCGGTAGGGCCTTGCGCTCCTTGCGCTCCTTGATTACCTTGTGCTCCATCTGGGCCTTGATTGCCGTCTGAGCCCTGAGGGCCATCTGGGCCTTGATTGCCGTCTGAGCCCTGAGGGCCATCTGGGCCTTGATTGCCGTCTGAGCCTTGAGGTCCCTGGTTTCCATCTGGGCCTTGATTGCCATCTGAGCCTTGAGGTCCCTGGTTTCCATCTGGGCCTTGATTGCCATCTGAGCCTTGGGGGCCTGATGTTCCTTGAGGGCCATCTGAGCCTTGAGGTCCTGATGTTCCTTGAGGGCCGTCTGAGCCTTGAGGTCCTGATGTTCCTTGAGGGCCGTCTGAGCCTTGAGGGCCTGATGTTCCTTGAGGGCCATCTGAGCCTTGAGGTCCTGATGTTCCTTGAGGGCCATCTGAGCCTTGAGGTCCCTGGTTTCCATATGGGCCTTGATTGCCATCTGAGCCTTGAGGGCCATCTGAGCCTTGAGGTCCCTGGTTTCCATCTGGGCCTTGATTGCCGTCTGAGCCTTGATTGCCGTCTGAGCCTTGAGGGCCTGATGTTCCTTGAGGGCCATCTGAGCCTTGAGGTCCCTGGTTTCCATCTGGGCCTTGATTGCCGTCTGAGCCTTGAGGTCCTGATGTTCCTTGAGGGCCATCTGAGCCTTGAGGGCCATCTGAGCCTTGAGGTCCCTGGTTTCCATCTGAGCCTTGATTGCCATCTGAGCCTTGGGGGCCTGATGTTCCTTGAGGGCCATCTGAGCCTTGAGGGCCATCTGAGCCTTGAGGGCCATCTGAGCCTTGAGGTCCCTGGTTTCCGTCTGAGCCTTGAGGGCCATCTGAGCCTTGAGGGCCATCTGAGCCTTGAGGGCCATCTGAGCCTTGAGGTCCCTGGTTTCCATCTGAGCCTTGATTGCCATCTGAGCCTTGGGGGCCTGATGTTCCTTGAGGGCCATCTGAGCCTTGAGGGC